TTTCAACAGCTTGGTTTGCAAACGCTTCATCCAGCTCTTGAGCTTCGCACAGACCGCGAATGGCTGACATATCAACTTCATATTCTACTAAGCTAGCGATAGACTCAGCAACAGTCTTAGTAACTTCTTCGGTAGCTTCACCCAGGCCTTTATGAGTCTCAGTGTTGCCCTGAACTTCGGTGCCTTTGCCTGCTTGAATGTTGGCGCTAGGATCAGAAATCTTAGTTCCTTCCTTAGCAGCTTGCTCGCCACTTTTATCAGCAGAGCGCTTAGTTGAACCACCAAAGCCGCCGGTGGCAGTTACGTCAGTTTCGATTTTCTTAGAAGCTTGGTCACCGTTAGATGCCTTATCAGCTGGGCGACTTCCAGCAGCTTCATTAAGAATACCGTCCAACAGTGAACGCATAGTCATATTGTTTAACTCCGTATAGAGATTTGATTGCTTACGAACTTTATTTATACATGTTCCGTTTTAAGACAGAACATGTACTTCGGTATGACCCGCGGCCCGTGCTGCTTTACGAGCTGCAGCTTGGGCATCGGTGAACATCCCATAGTGTTGGAACACATGGTTATGTTTGATCGAACCATCTTCGTTTTGATGATTCGATTTCGGGCCAAGACCGAACATCCAATGGCCATGCCCGGATGGGCGCTTACCATTTGCAAATTCATAGCGATCTTTTCCCTTTACTTCAACGCCCTCAGAGATGTGTTCTTCATTAAGGACTGATTCTAATAGTGCACGATCAATAATCATCAGAAACCACTCCAATGGTGAGACTCGCCGCCATGGAAATCGTCGTCTGCTACATGATCCGAGTGATGTTCAGCCACAGCATCATGGGAGTCAGCCAATCGACGATCGCCTACTTGCTCATAGTGAGCGCGCATCGCTTTATGATGAACGGTCATCCATTTATGATACTCTTCATGCCGGGGCGAAAACCTGCTTGCCTTATCAATAGCATCTGCCGCCAAAGAATGATAGTGACTAGCGAATGATTCTGATACAACTTCTTCGGATGTAGCTTTTACTTTTGGCTCATCAAAACCAAATTTCGCATCGCCCCACTTTTTCTTCTGCGCCAATTTAATGCCGGATGAGCGATCTTTACGTTCATCTGATTTTGCGCCGGAAATGTATGATGTCGCTAGACTGCGGCTGATTTCATTTAGCTGAGCTTCAACTAATTCGCGAAATTTGCCAGACATATCGGCCAATCCTTCCGGCAATGGTTTGCGAACAGCCATTCGCGGTAAACGTGTCTGTTTGATTGCAAATGTTTTGTGGCCGCGGGCATTTATTTCTTGACGATCTGCTAGCTTATCACGCTGATTCATCGTGGCCTTAACAGAAACATGACCAGAGCCACCACCATGAGCACCTAGTTCTCCGGCGCCGACGTCGTCTGGCTTAGCTTTAACAGCTGCAGAACTCTTGCGCCATTTTGTGCCAGATGCATACTTAGGATTTGCTTGAGTATGCATCTTTGCGTAGTTGACGTCGCCTTCTTCTAGATCGCTTTCATTTAAACGACTAATATGATTCTTCAGAGTATTGCCGGTGGTACCTTCAAACCCGTCTTCTCTAGATGAACCATGCGGCACGTGATGCCACTCACCATGCTTGTTGATAATAACTGCACCGTGCTCTGGGTGAGTATGTACAACGCCGCCATCAGTCAGAGTTCCTGATTTTTTAAAACCGTGCTTACGAAGAAACGAATATTCATTTCCTTCGGCGAGGGCGCCTTCTACTAGTTCTCGGAAGCTCATTATTGACCTCGAATCTTATTCATGAATTTCTGGAATGCGACAACCTTAGCTTCCATCAGCTGTGTGCGAGACGTAGAGGCAATTTCTTCTTTAAGAGACTGAACGAATTCATAATCTTCGGAAAGAGTATCCCATACGAAATTCTCGCCTTCCATCAAACCTTCGACGAATGCATCCGGTGCAGATGGGCTAAACACGATATCAATTGATGCCATTTTCAGGCCGGGTGCAACTTCCATGATGCCGCGTGAATTTTTATTTACAGTCCCATCTGCGCGAGTAGAGACACCGATTTGAACTCCGCCCTCAAGCAAACCTTTCACTATGTTACCACATGGAGTGTTCAGAATTTTGGCTTTAGCTGAGTAGTTGTTGCCTTCTTTAATCAGTGAGCCATGAACGATGATGTGTGAAATTCGATCAAGATTGATTTTGGTTGTGGCCGGATGCTCAGCTTCGCCAACAGCGCGGTTCTTCATAACAAAGTTCTTATTATAAGAATCCATAGATTCGTCAAGAACGTTTGTGGGATAGATTCGGCGATTGCGATTAACTACGCCCGACTGGGCAAAGATGCCATGTACGTACCAGTCCTTTTTGCCGTCTTGAGTTGACTCAGCAAGAGTCTCAACTTCATTAAAGTTTGTTTCAATTAGCATGATCTTATCCTAGTCGGTTACCGCGAATTTTTAATGAGATAAGACGCTTACGCTCAATCTGGCCTTCTTTTGCTCGACGCTTGCGAGCAGAAATGCGAGCAGAAATTTTGCGATGACGCATTTCTTCAGGAGTCATCTTGACGATTTGGCCATTCAAAACTTTATAGCCTTTTTCATCGGATTGCTTTTTACGAAGCTGTACGTGACCATCTCGAATGCGGTCAACAATACCCATCTTACCAATTTCTTTATGGTGTAGATTTAGCGCGGCCTCTGAAATTTGCTCAATGGCAACTAGGGCGCGACTATACAATTCTTCGCGAATACTCATTACTCTTCTCCGTGATCAATTTCAAACGCTAACACAGATGACAACGCTTCAATAGAGCTAAGAGTTGAATCAGGGTCACAAAGACCGCCGGAATTCTTAAGAGCTGTTAGAGAATGAGGGTCTAGCACAATGGTGTTGCCATCACCAAGAATGAATTCTATGTCTTGCCCTTTTTCTATTGCTTTGTCAACTGCGCTGCCAATAAAATCACGGTCATCGCAATCTGCAGATTCTTCGCTTTCACTATAGATGGAGTCGATAGCAAATCGATGAGGCATCTTAGATTCCATATCAATTACCGAGTACTTCCACGCTGATACATCATCTACGCTTTGTACCGGTTCATTTTTATGATCGTCAACTTCATCGGCGTGAGGATCGACATGACGAGTGCGAGTAGACAACATTGCTTCTACCGAACTACGTGACATAGGTGGAATTGCTTCGCTTGGATGCAAGCGCATCTCTTGAAGATTTGTGCGAACTACATCTACACTCTTCTCCATGACATACGCGGCTTTGCTGTTCAGAGATTCTAGCAAATTAGCCTTTGTTGCGACCAAGTCTAATTTATCAAAAGACATTTGGTATACCCTTATTAGTGAATTCTTGAATATTTATTAAACTCCGTTAGTCGATTATGTTGACTAACCGATAACGGTGACCCGTACCTAAAAGATCTTACCTGATAGGTTAACTCTGCATATATGAAATAAGTGCATCATTTAGTCTAATCTCAGATTCTTTTAGATCAATTAGATCTTGCATTATTGATTCATTTAATGATTCGGTTTGAGTTTGTTGCTCAGGGGAATCTGAATTGACCGGCTCTGGGGCTAGCATAGCTTGCAATTCGCTATCATTCTTAATTAGCCTCTGCTGCTCTTTTGCTTCTTCGGGCGTCATGTTCAACACGCGTGTGTAGATATATTCGCGCGACAAGTACTTACCAACAAATTGATCTAAACCCTGCAGATTCATAGTCATCTGAGACAACTTTTCCTGTTGCATTGCTTCGGCGAAGTAGTTGTTTGCGGCATATTTGTATACAATTTTTGACTTTATTTCTTCCCACTCTTCGCGAGTCATGACTCCGGTTAGAGTCAAATGTACACGAAGAAGTTCATCAAATAGTGTATTGAACGCAGCGCGAAGACGCTGAATGAATCGTGAGAAGCGCAGTTCGTCGCGAGTAACAGCGGTACCACCGGAGAAGATGGACGGCTGTTCTGCGAAGCGACCGGCCGGAACGTTCAGTGCAACATATAGCTTGTCTTTGAAGTACTCAGCCTCGCCCATTTCGCCAACCTGTTGGCCGCCTTCAAGTGTGGTGATTTCTGTGCCGCGAGAACCTTCTTTACGAGGCAACCAGAAATCTTCGGTTAGGGCCATGAATTTCTTATCGTTTTTGATTTCACCTGTTGCAGCATCATAAACAATCTTCGATCTTTGCTTATTAGCAATTTCTTGAACGTATTGCTCGGCTTTAGCTTTTGGTAAATTACCGGTGTCAATATAGAAGATGCGACGTTCAGGCGCGCGACTTAGTCGATAGATTATTGTGGCATCTTCCATCATGCGCAAGTTTGTAGCAGTGCGCAATGCCTTGTGAAGATAACTAATCACCATCCCTGTTTGCGGATCGACTAAACCTGATGGGCAATAAGCAACAGAATCATGAGTGATGATAATGTCTTGCGATTGTTGCCCAGACTGTAGACCCATAGTAGCAGCTTTGTTCTGCGTGCTTGAGCCGATGCCACGCTCGTTATAAATGAAGTACTCGCGTTCGCCTGTGACTAGGAGACTTCTAGATTCAACGTCATATGCGCGTTGCACCTCACGAATCAGCTTAATTTTGCGCGGGTCAACGTATTGCAGGCTTTGAATGCCAGCTTTAGGATTGTCGTTATCGATATTGATGAAGTAGTTTACACGCCCGTCGATATACCAGCGTTTGAAAATATCATAGCCCTTTCGGTTGAACATCAAGCAATCATATACGTACTCGAACGCTTCGCTAATTTTAGTTTTGATAGCATCCGGCACGTCAGTTGCTTCGCTCATATCAACTTCAACCGAGCGACCATTTTCATCCATGATAATCGCTTCTGAAACAATTTCTTCAATGCACTGATCAACCTCTGGCACGAAAATCATTTCACGATATTTTTCGATGAATCCATTCTCAGTATTGGTCTGATTGTCCAATGAGATAGCGTTGACATTCGAATTGATAAAGCCGCCAGTTGCTGACTCTATCTTAATAGACGCCGAATTATCAACGGCATCGGTAGGCAAGCGCGGTTGCTGATTTGCATCTTCGCTCTTACTACCAATTTGGAAACCAAATAATCGAACACCCATAATTATTCCTTAAATTCTTTGCAATTATTAAAATGATATCTTTTCATGTTTGGTCCACTACCTTCTTTTAAGCAATGAGGGCAAATGAACTTAGTTCGTTTATATTGAACTACTGATTTCTTTTTGCCTATTAGTGTATGACAATTATCAAAATGATGTCTTGGCATAACATTTGCGCCACCTTCAACTAAACAGTGAGGGCACATTATTTTACGTTTAGGAACTTTCATTTTTAATATGGATTCAGCGGAATGTGTTTTTCCGTAAAATGGATTGTTGATTCCACCGTTAACAACCGATAAATTCGCTTTAACATCATCGCTTCTCTTTTTTCCGAGTTTAGCAATAGACATTTTTACTTTTGCCTCATCAGTGTGTCTAATCCCGGCCATACTCCACTGTTTTCCACCTTTCCATCTATTTAGCCATAAATCTGGTTCTATACGTAAAGCCACAGATAAGAAATTATGTTCAATTTCATATGCATGCTCTTTAGAATCACATAAAATTATATCTGTAATTGAAAAAGAATTTCTATCTTCTTTCAATAAACCATTAACGATTTTACTAGAAGTGAAATATGGAAAATCATGAGATTCGTTTAATAATTGTAATGGATCAGCATTTGCAACCTTTACTCCGGCATACAATTTGCCAGATTTATGTTCAATAATATAAAAATACGGACAATTCACATTAACTCCGTTGGAGATCGACTCATAATAAACGGTATTTAACCCAGAAAAGACAAAGGGAGCCGAAGCTCCCTTGTAATACTGCTAAATTTAGGCTGAAGTATTCATACCAGAAATTTTGTCAGTTGTGAAGTAGTCATATGCGAATGTTACGTCAAATTCTTCAATCTGATCGTTAGCGTCATATGCTAGTTCAATTGGACCAATCATAACTGGCCA